GCAGGGACGTAGTTCTTGGTCAGCTTGGCACGGGCCAGGGTCAGACCTTTCAGGATCGCTTTACCACGAGCTTCAGGGTCAACCAGATCAGCAGCCAGACCGATGTTCAGGACCGATGCAGCGCCCAGACCAGCGATGTTCTCGTCGGATGCAGCAGGCAGGTTGCACAGCTTCGCCATCTCGGCCAGTACAGCACCGTCAGCGGAGATAGCCAGGGCTTCACCCAACTGGGCCGAGTATTCGCTCGACACGTCATAGTGGTTCATGGCGTCTTCGATGTCGAAGATCATTACGGCCGCAACGAGCAGACCGTCGATGGTGATGACCTTCTCGGTGGACTTGATGTCACCTTGCTTGTCGTCGATGTCTTCGCCTGGAGCCAGATAGAAGCCAGCGGTACGGCCCATTACTGGGAACTGAGCGGACTTACCGGACTGGATGGTGCGGACCATGTGTTTGTCCATGGTGACGGCACGGCGCTTGAACGCGGTCAGAACTTCACCGCCGAAGACTTTCAGGAACAGGGCCAGTTTATCCGAAGCCGATTGACCTTTACCTTGGTTGGCGCCTTGTTGAGTACCGTTCGCAATTGTAGCCATGTGGTGGATCTCCTTATGTCAATCAGAAAGGGTTCAAGAAGAGAACCAAATGGTCTCTCCCTGTTATTGTGAGGGTTTTTAAATCACATCGCGTGAACCTTGGCCTGCACTTGAGCACGATAGGCCGGGTCGGTTGCATAGCGGCGATCAGACATTGCCTTGACCATCTCAGCGCTCGACTTGAAGGCTTCGACTTGAGGTGCAGCTTCAGCTCGTGCAGCAATTGCCGGGGCCGAACGGGAGACATTACGGGCCGGAGGGGCACCGAACTTTGCCTTGTGGCTGGACTTGGCGAGGTTGATCGTGGCCTTGATGGCCTTCAGGTCCTGGCGCTGGATGGCGTCTTCGAGAACCTCAACGGTTTCCGGGGAGTTGGTCTGAAGGTGGCCGATCAGTTTGTCGAAGGTAGCCTTGCCACCTGCATACTCGATCACCGAGTTGACGTAAGCGGTCGCAATGGACTCTTGACCCTGCAAGAACGACTTAACGAACGCAGGCTTAAAGCCAGCCGCTTCGAGGGCCTTCAGGGATTCGTCAGACAGCTTGGAGTCACGTTCGTACTCAGCTTCCATCTTGGCAGCAGCATCAGCGGACAGGCCGTTCTCGATAGCCTGGGCCTTCATCGAAGCGAGACCATCGGTGTACTCGGCGATCTGCGAAGAGGCTTGCACCAGTTCGTCAGGAGCTTCGCCCAGTTGTTCGCCGAAACCTTCTTCACCTTGGTCCTCGCCCTGGGTGTCAGCGTCAGCTTCAACCTGTGGCTCAATCTGGTTCGGACCATCGGGAATCTGGATCTCGATACGGCCCTCAGTGTCCAGATCGTCAGCTACGCGATCAGTTACGACCACGCCACTTTCGTTGGAACGATCCAGGGTGATCGCATCGTCACCATCACGGACCGCTACGTCTTGGTCCAGCATGTTCTGACGGTGGTCCTCGATGTTGTCGCTGGTCAGCACGGCGTTATGGACCCCGAAGGCAGCATAAGGGTTTTCGTTACGGAACACAGCGGCACCGAGGGCAAGCATTGCGAGTTTAGCGAACATAAGGGTCTCCTTTAGAGAAAATAAAGTGGACCCGAAGGTCCGTGTTCTTGTGAGGGTTTTTACTGGCCCATATCGACGCCAGCAGTATCAGCAGCAGCACCCATCATCTCTGGGCTCGACGTAGCCATTGCACCCATGCCAGCACCGGCAGTAGCAGCGAGGTTCTCACCACCCACTTGTGCCATTTGCTGCGCTTGACGTTCCGCCTTGTCAGCCTCGGTAAGGATGATGTTGGTGGTATCAATACCAATGGCCTGGGCCAATCGGATCTTGATCGTCTTCACGTTGAGGTCTGCATCCTGTTCAAGCGGTGCAACCAACTGCAATGCCTGTAGGAACTGGGTCATCTTGTCGAGGTCCTGACCACGGCCCAGCGCTTCCGAACCGGTGCTAACGGTTGGCTCAACGGCCTCCTTAGGGAGGTCAGGGATTTGCTGTGTGGCTTGGAGTTGGTTCAGGAGGACCCGAACGATTGGGAGCTGTAGCTCTTGAGCAAGGATCGAGTAGACCCCGCCCAGTGTGTCCTCAAGCTCACGGGCAACGTATCGAATCTCTTCGGCAGTCACACGCTCGCCGCCACGTTGCACCGCGCTGTTCAGCATGAAGACGTAAGAGAGGCGAGCCTCAATCTGGTCAGCTACTGCTTTTGCCACGGTGAAGTCAGCGGTCTTCTCAAGCTGAAGGAAGTGGATGTCGTCTTTCTTGCCTGGAACAAAGTCGCCAGTCTTCGCCTTGGTCAGTCGCCGGACTTGGGTCATCCCGTTAGGGTTCACCAAGCCAACCACCTTAGAGGCGATCAGAGAGAACTTCACCATGGCCTCAGAAAGAGACTCAAGGGTGTTCAGGTCGCCAAGGTATTCCTCGACGTGGCTTCGGCCATAATGCTCACCGTCACGCTTCGTCCAGCGCACTGCGATCCACGGAAGGGTCCCCATAGGGTACGACCCGTCAGTGCCCTCGATCTCTTCACCATCGACTTCCTGATAGCTCAGGTACTCACCGGTTTCGTCGTCAAGGTATGCGTGGCTGTAGACCTCGATCTCTTCGTCAGCCTTACGGTCTCCGTCGAGCTTGGACCGCACGTCCTCAGGTAGGGCCGCAAAGGCCACCTTATCGAGCGTGATGACCTGCAAGACAGTACCGAAGGCATCTCGTTGGACCACATGGTTGTGCAGCGTGTAGAGCTTCATGGGAGACCCAGCGGTGCCATCAGGTGGCGGCAGGTACAGCAGAGCGGCACCGGCAATTACAAGCTGTCTAATCAGCTCATGCAGGGTCGTTCGGTAGCTGTTGGATTCCATGTAGGACATCATCACGCGCTCAACCATGGACAGGCCAGCCTCAATGGCAGCAAGGTCATCGGGATTGCCGATCAGTTGCTTGGCTTGCCACTCGGAGATGCGCAGCTTCATCCAGGGCTCTAAAGGGAAGAGCGCAAGGTGGACCTTAGCGGAGAGGTTGTTGACCCCTCGTGCCCCAACGGCCTGATAGGGCGTGTTGTAGCTGGTCGAGCTGTTGTCGGATTCAGCAGGGAACAGGGACCCGATTGTTACTTTGGCGCAGTTTTGCGCACGGGTCTCATAAGGTGCCCGGTCAGTCTTCAGGCGATCATAAGCAGCCTTTGCACCTTCCTCGGCGAGACCCTTTCGAGCTTCTGCCATGGGACCTCCTTACAAGTTGATGCCAGTGCCCCCGGAACGGGAAACACTCAGACCCTGCTTACCGCCCCGCTTGGCAGCTTTACGAGCCGCTTCGGTCTCCTTGTCAGTGGTATCGGTAGCGTCCTCCTGCTTGACATCAGCCTGTGCCAGCATCTGCGTAGGTGGAGCTTCCACTGCTGGAGCCTTGGAGTCGTTGTTGCTACCACCACCGCCTGGGTTACCGGGCAGCTTGCTCGCTACCTTGGTGACAGACTTGACGATTTTCTTGATCTTCTTACCCATGAGGGCCTCCTAAACTTTCACGTAGTTGATTTCATAGCGCCCAGTGTCGAGACGCTTCGTGTAGCCCATGACCTTAAAGCCGTTTCCTACGGCCATCTCACGAGCCTTCCTGTGCATCATAGCGGTGACCCCGCGATACCCCATAGACCAGAACCACTGTACGCCCATCAAGGGCCCCACATGGCTATCGTCGTCCTCAGTGAGAACAGCGAATCCCAGCAGGAAACCCAGTGAGTCCCTTACGGTGATCTCAATCCATTCATCGAGGTTCTCTGTGGCCGCACAGATGCGGGCATGAGCTTCTCGGTGTGTGGACTGCATGGTCATCTCAGGGAATCGTGCAATGATCTCGTCGAGCTTCTCACGGAATACAGCACGGTCCCCTTTATGGCACAGGTCCACATAGAGGGTCGGCTTCATCGCTTAAGTGCTCGCTTGATAGCGGGAGACTTGGTGGTCGTCTTAGCGACCCCAGTGTCCGTTGCCGTGGCCTTCTGAGACCCATCGCCAGTTGGCTTGATGGTCAGCGACCCGATGCCTTTAGTTGAGGCCGGAGCATCAGCAGCATCCCCAGGGCCATCACCCACTTCGACCCCTTTAGGAGGCTCCAGCAGTTGTGGCTCAGGTGCTTTCAATTGCTCAGGCTGTGGCTTGGCGACTTTCATCTTGGAACCAAAGCACATTAGTCCACCTCCTGTTCGTACTTGTCTGGGTCCTGCATCAGCTCGACAAT